CCCGAACCAGTTGAAGCGCGGTGGATGGGTGGCCTCGGTCAACACCTTCAACCCCGCATTTTGCAGATCGATCAGATTGCGTCTGCCGGTCCTCGCAGAGTGGATCAGCGCGTTGGCGATTTGCTTGCGAAGCTCGTTGGTGTCCTTGTCCGGTGGAATCTTCTTGCAGACATGGTCCAGGGCTGCGGTCATGTTCGCAATCGTATTCTGATCAAACTCGGTCAGCATTTTCCGGACAATCTGGACGTTGGGGGCAATAGCGGCGGCACGATCACGTCAGCCTGGAGAGGCGATGGCCGCATCATCGGTGGCCGATCTTAAGAAATGTTTGGCGATCGTCTGTTGCACGGGGGCTTCGGTCGCGGCCGGTTCAGGGACGCCCCTCCGGGCCTGTCGGATCAACGGCTTCTCGGCGACTCTGATTCGGCCGGGCTATCAGGTGCCGCTCATGCGCAGAAGTGGCGGTCCCAGCAGAACGAACATCTAGGCCGGATTCAATTACTTAGCTTGTCTCAGCAGGATAACGCGCTGATTGGTCGGCAAGGGCTTTTAACCAGATTGTCTCAGGGTGGATGCATCTCCAATATCTGAGACACCGGGCGTTCGCAGCGCCGCCTATCACATCAAAGGAGACCATCACAAATGACCACCATCCCTAAACCACCTGATCGGAGTGACCACCGTGCCCCAAAAATGGAAGGGCCGCGAACGTCGTCGGCATGACGCTGCGGCCCGGATGATCTTCTCGAATGAACAGCGCTACCGCCAAGTAAACGCATCTCATCGGCGACAAAATAGGTCGATAGCCTCTCGCACGCAAGAGGTTGATCAGCGCTCCGCCACAGAATGTGCGGGGGCGCACCAATGACCAAATTGCCGCGCCACCGATCGACCAGCCGCCGCCACAGTGGCGCGTTCGACGTCAGAAAGATCGGTAAACTGATTCGCCTCCTGGGATCTGACAAGGCCGGCGAGGTCGTCGCCGCCGCCGCGGCGCTCCGGCGCTCACTAGCAGCCGGCGGTCGTGATTTACACGACCTTGCAGAGGCCGCCGAGGCCGGTCTGCAGCATCCACACACCAGACTCCAGCCCAGGACGTCCTGGTCGCCACCGCTGCCATCACTGCGTGACTGGCAGGCTATGGCGTGGTACGCGCACTATCATGCGGACATCCTCAACTGGCAGGAACGTGAGTTTGTCGCCGACATGCTGCTCGGTCAGGGCGAGGGCTTTGATGACGGCGCAGTGTGCGACTGGGCACTAAGAGACCTCCGCTCGATAGTCGGTCGTCTCCAGGCACCGTGGTGAGGTGGCGCAATGAACACCTCACACAGAAACGGTCATCTGCCGGCGCGGAGAATGATCGCCCTGGCCGCCGAGCGCGTCGCCCCGAAGATGCATTGGCGCTGGCGCCGTCGCGGTCGTGACATCGAGTCCTTGCTTCGATCTCGATTCGGTTCGACTCTGCCGGAGGATGATGCCGGCATGGATGCGGTGCGGCTACTGGCTCAGCACTACGGCCGCTTGAATCTCAACGCGGAGCGAGTCGTCAGGGCAAATCTACGTCTTTTGGCCCCGTGGCTGACGGTGCAGGAAACCAATTCCCTCGTAGTGACCGCCATGGCGGCCAAGACACCATCGGCATCAAAACTTGGCAGGGAATTTCGGGTGACCTCAACCGAGGTGGCGGACCTCCACCTCGAGACGATCTTACCCTACCCGGAGACACTAAAGCGCGATCGCGTGCGACAAGCTCGCCGGAGGCGAAATGCCGGCGCCGGTACGAAGCGCGGCAGGCCGAGATCGGAAGGTCTGAGACCCTGGCAAGTTGCGGGTATCTCCCGCGCTACTTGGTTCAGGAGACGTAAAGCCAGTGAGACCGAAATTCGTCACGCTCCATCCTATATAAGGGGAATGAGGCGTGACGAATTTAAGTCTCACGCCGTCTCAATGTCTGAGGTATTCGATTTCGCACTATTCGGGATCATAGCTTTAGAGGTCACAAGAGACCGAAGTCTGATAGCGTCATGGCGCACTGCTTAAGTGGGACCGCGCGAGCACGCCCTCAGGCGCGCGGAGCGCCGAAGGTCCCACGTAGGTGTCGCAGCACTGTGGCCGTGACCTACGGCGCGCTGCGCTTGAGCTCCGCGCGCGGTCACGGGTCCAACAACCATGGGACATGGGACATAGGGGGTAAAGACTGGGACAAATGTCCCGGATGTCCCAAATGTCCCAATCAAGTGAGGTCGTGTGGCTGGCGATGATCCGTCATGTGTCAGTGATGCCCATCCGCGCGCTCTGGTTTTTCTCGGTCGCGAGATCGGCACAGGGTATGCGATTGCGCCGTTGACGGTTACGATATCGGCATCGGCGAGATGTTCCGGGCCGCCACTGCGGCGTCACTTCCGTGCACGGTTAGAGGACCTTGACAGCTTCGAGGTTTACGTTACAAATACGTCAACGACCGTTGACAGATGTGTAACGGGGGCAGTTATGGCCGAGCACAGCGGGAAGTTTGTGGCCTACTACCGTGTTTCCACCGGCAAACAGGGCAAGTCCGGACTTGGTATTGAGGCGCAGCGCGCTGCGGTGGCGGCTTATCTCAATGGCGGTAGGTGGTCGATCGTCGCCGAGTTTATCGAAGTAGAATCGGGCAAGCGCTCTGATCGGCCAGCGCTAGAGCAGGCCCTGGCTGCTGCTAGGCTGCATCGTGCAGCCCTGGTGGTTTCCAAGGTGGACCGCTTGACGCGCAGCGTGGCCTTCCTATCGAAGCTACTAGAGGCCGGCGTTGACGTTCGGTTTGCCGATCTACCTGCGGTCGAAGGCGCTACCGGCCGTTTCCTTCTTCAGCAGATGGTGGCGGTGGCGGAGCTGGAAGCCGGCATGATCTCAGCCCGCACCAAGGCGGCACTGGCAGCGGCCAAGCGCCGAGGCAAGAAGCTCGGCGGCAATCGCGGTGTTATCCCAGGCGCCAAGATGCGCGCGGCCTCCAGGAAGGCGCTACAGGAGCGCACGGTGGCGAGGGCGGCAGACATCGCGCCGACCATCCGGGAGCTACAGGCGGCCGGCGCTACGTCACTGCGGGCCATCGCAGCGGGACTCAACGAGCAAGGCATTCCGACCGCGCGCGGCGCCGGCAAGTGGTCGGCGGTGCAGGTCGCGCGGGTGCTAGACCGTCTCGACTAGCAGCGCGGCACCGCCGTCGAAATCCGGCATGCCGAGATCTGGCGGGCCAATGGTCAAATCCGAGGCCACCAAGCGATGCACCGCTCCGGCGCCGGTTCGTCCGGCAAATTCAGAACACCGGACGGAGCGCAGAGCTCGGCCGAGATACGGCAATCAGGCGCGATGTGGCCGTGCGGAGTGGCAATGGCGCCGGCCGCCGCAATGGCAATGCCGGCGATGATCGCGGGCTTCTGCATTGGAATCATCTTCCATTTGTACCGATCTGGCAAACTAAGCCACTGAATCTTAATCAATTTCACGGGTCTTTGATTTGTAAGCAAGATACGTGCCAATATTTTCTAGGCACTATGCCGAACGATATACCGAACGCGACATCCTACATACCACGCAGTCGGGGATGGCGGCGCTATCACGAGCTCCGGGCCAAGGACGCACAGGACAAGCAAGGTATTATCCGCGGGTTGCTAGATGGACTCGGCCGCGAATCGACAATGGCCGAGCGTATTGCCTTCGAGCAAATTGCATCGTTGACGATCTGGGCCCGAGTCCTGGAACGACGTGGGCGGTTCGATGCCGCCGCGCAAGTCTGGCAGCAAGTTACACAAGCCCGGCGATCGATAGGCATGAAACTCGAGGCCGCGCCATCCCAGCCGCCGCCGGTCAGATCCGCGGCTGAGGACATCGCCGCTCTTGGCCGTGCTCGGCGAATGGCTGAAGGCGGGGTGGCGTGATGATCTCCGTACTGGATTGGCTTGACGGACTAAACTGGATCGATGGCAAGCCGCTCCGGCTTGAGCCATACAGGCGTGAGATCTTCCGGAAGGCGTTCGATACTTACCGCGACAACGGTATGCCGCAATACACCATCGTTGTTGCAGGAAGAGCAAAAAAGAACAGCAAATCCACGGATCTGATCCTAGCTGGGCTATTCTGCCTTACATCGCGCGATTCCTCGCAGGGAAGTGACGTCCTCCTGGTCGCAAATGATGAAGATCAAGCCAGAGATGATCTCGATCTGGCGAAGAAAATCGTCGCCGCTAATCCGCACCTTGTCCGAAACCTTGAGATCTTCCGCAAGGAAATCCGCCGCCGAGATCAACGCGGCGACATGCGGATTCTGCCGGCGAACAACGCGTTAGGACAGCACGGCAAGACCGCGGTGTTTATCGGATTTGACGAAATCCACGGGTTCGCCAACTGGGACCTCATGGAGGCACTACAACCAGATCCAACCCGCTACTCTTTGCAGTGGGTGACCAGTTACGACTCGCTGCTCGACTACGATGGCGCACCTCTCCACGATCTGAAAAGGATTGGTATGTCGGGTGCAGATCCCAGCATGCTGTTTTCATGGTATAGCGCGGACTACTGTACAGACCCCGATTTCGCCGGCCTGCCTCCCGATGAGCGCGCCAATCCGTCCATGGGATCATGGCCCGAGGGCAGGGCATACCTGGATCAGCAGCGCCGCCGCTTGCCATCCGCCCGCTTTCGTCGCCTGCATCACAATCTGCCCGGCGCGCCACAGGGTGCATTCTTCAACCAGGGTATGGTTGAGGATGCGATTGTTGCCGGTCATCCGGTCAGCACGCCGGCTCAGTACGTCCCGCCCCACATCGACGGAGTCGACTATCTGGCCTTTGTCGACATGTCGGGCGGTAGTTCCGATGATGCCGTTCTGGCGATTTCCTATTGGGACGGCTCCAGGGCCGTCCTGGTCCACCTGATCAACCAGGGCGAAGCGCCGCCTTTTAATCCCCGACATGCCGTAACGAAGTTTGCCGCCACCTGCAAACGCTACGGCATCAGGACCGTTCATGGCGATCGGTATGCCGGCGAGACGTTCCGCCGGGACTTCGCCGACCACGGCATGGAGTACGTCGTCACCGAGAAATCAAAAACAGATTTGTATGAAGAACTGGAAGTCGCTCTCAACACCGCTCAGGCATCGCTCCTGGATCATCCGAAACTTCGCAACCAGCTGCTGTCATTGGTCCGCCGCGGTGCCGGTATCGATCACCCCAGCGGTCAGCATGACGACTTCGCCAACGCCGCGGCTGGCGCGATAGTGCTGGTTAATCCTGATCTCGGCGCACCAACTCCGGCGATGCTTGAGTTCTACCGGCGGCAAATCGAGGCCGCGGCAGCGGCGCAAGACAAGCCCACCGAGGTTGGCGTCACCATCCCCGCCGATGTCTCCACCGTCTTGGGCCCAAGCGGGAAAAGCTACATCGTTGATCTTGTCGACGGGGCCCGCATATGCCGGATGTCCGCCACCGACGCCAAGGCCATGTTGGCGACGTCGCGCGATGCCGCGCTGATCTCAGCGAACCTTCAGTTGCTACATCGGCTGAAGAGTGATGCTGACATCCCCAGCACGGCGCCGGGCACCATCGTCACTGACACTTACGATACCAAGCCGCAGCGCCGAACGACCATGGCGGAGGAGATCGGCGGTTTCGCCCGTCGTCGCGCGGCATCGGTCCATGAGACGCTCCGCATGATCGGGAGGTCGCTATGAGGACCACCGATCTTCCGATCAATTTGGGGAACGTGATTATGCTTTTTGCCTCACCGGCCGAGATCGAACGCCAACGCGAGGAGCTCCGCAAGAACCGCATCTCCACCGAGTCCGGGATCAAGCGCCGGCATGAGCTGGCGAAGGTGCTGGCCGCTGATCCAAACCGCCTAGACAAGTCCGACGCAACCGCCCAAGCCCGAGCACTGCTGCTCGACCTCGAGGCGGAATACGGCATCGCTGGCCCGGCGATTGTCACCGGCGCTGAGTTGTTGGCATCGATCGCGGCGACCACGGCATACCTTGACCGCTCCGCCGAGATCAGCCGACTCGAACGTCGGTCAATGCGATTCATCGACCGTCCTCCGCCGGCAACACCGCCAGAGGTGCATTGATGGGCATGATCACCACCGAGCGCGGCCCGGCCAACGATCTCTCACAGCAGACATACTCGGTGCGACCGTCCGTCACCGGCCACATCCAGGGCGATGAGTGGTTCGGCCCGTCGGCGCCGATGCCGCCAGCAGCGCCGGAAGCCGCTGGCCGTGCGCTTGACTACATGCCGGGCTATAACCTCTCCACTGCGCCACGTCATCAAGAAGCGGTCGACTTCCAGACCCTGCGGGCGCTGGCCGATAGTTACGACCCGCTTCGCCTGATCATCGAGCGCCGCAAGGATCAGATGAGCCGGCTGGGATGGGTGATCCGGCCGAAGCACGACGGCGGCCGTCGCCCGAAGGTATCAGCGCTTTCGGCATCTCTGCGAGGTCGCATCGAAGATCTGACGATGTTCTTCCGGCGACCGTCCGACGACATGACGTTCCGGTCATGGCTGCGGGCGCTGCTGGAGGACCTCTTCGTCATCGATGCGCCGTCGCTGTACTGCGAGCGCAACTTCGGTTTGACCGGCCTTGCGGTCATCGATGGCGCGACCATCAAAAGGGTGATCGACAGCCGCGGCCGCACGCCGCGCGCGATGCTTTGGACCGGCCAGCCGCTCAAGTGGAACGGACTCATCGTTACCCCGGAGAACTATGCCGCGCTCGGTTTTGTGGTCGATGGCGGGCTGATCTATCCGCCGGCTTTCGTCCAAATCCTGAAGGGCGCGAGCGCTGTTTGCTATACCCGGCGCGATCTAATTTACGCGCCGTTCAATCGTCGGCCAAACCACCTCTACGGGTTCAGCCCAGTCGAGCAGGTGATGACCACGGTCAATATCGCGATGCGCCGAGCATCCCATCAGCTGGAATACTACCGGGAGGGCAACCAGCCGGAATCTCTTCTGTTTATGCCGGCGTCATGGAGCGTCGACAACGTGCAGCGCTTCCAGGACTACTGGGACAATCTCTACAGCGGCAATCTCAGCATGCGGCGCCGGATGAAGTTCGTTGCCGGCGACAAAGGCTCATATGTGCCGCTGAAGGAACCGCCACTAAAATCTGAATTCGACGAGTGGCTGGTTCGGATCATCTGTTTCAGCTTCAGCTATCCAGTTTCACCATTCGTCAGTCAGGTCAATCGGGCCACTGCGGAACAACACGAGGCTCAGGCGGAAAAGGAAGGTCTTGAGCCGATCAAACTATGGGCCGCCGATCTCCTAAACGACGTAATAGAGCGTGAATTCGATGCCTCGGATCTCGAATTCGCCTGGATGGAAGAGGACGAGATCGACCAAGAGAAACAGTCAAAGATCCTCGCCAACTATGTTGATAGTGGCGTGCTGACACCCAATGAGGCCCGAGAACGGCTCGGCGAGGAGCCTTCCCTAGACCCAGCCGCCGGTGTGCTCGGCGTGAAGACCGGGAGCGGTCGCGTACCGATCAGCCCACCTCAGCAGCACGAAAACACGGAGTCGACATGATCACCGTCAACGTCCCCCGCGATGTCAGCATTACTCATTTCTATGTCGGCAATCGCGTCTATATGGCGCGCGCACAGGATGGTCGACTCGTTATGGACGTAGAGGTCTCTCACTTCCAATCGCTTTTGAGGGGAGAACACGGGCAGTTATGGGCGATGGCAAATCAGGAAGCGATTGCTTTGTTAGCCGCTCAATCGATGGCAGTTCAACAACCGAGGTAGAGAGATGTTCGAATTCGATAAGCTACAGCGCGACATGGGACGCGCGCGCGATCTCTCGGACTGGCATCCTCGGTGGTCGCGCACGTCAGAGCTAGCGGGACTATCCACCCCGCTGGGCTCGGGAAGCCCGCAACGGTGACCGCGGATGAACCGGCAACGTTGCGCGGCTACCTTTCCCTTTCCCGGCAGAGGCGCAAGATCATCCTCTCGGCCACCGCGCGGGTCGAGTCTGAGCGGAGAAGTGATGATGATCACCGCTGAAAACCTCGCAGCTGCACAGAGGATGCTAATCGCTCCGCAATTCAGCCCCGAGGCACTCAAAATCCTAGCACAAGGAAAACGCCGCAATGACCGAACCGGATCTCAAGACCAAAGGAACGGTGACTGACGCCCGCGGGCGCGTCATTGTCGTCGAAAAGCTGAACGCGCTGCAGTACTACCTGCTTGCGCGTGTAATGGGCGAAGATGCCAGCAATCCGACAATCCGCGACATGGCGATGATCGCCGCATGCGTCCGCCGGGTCGATACCATAGACCTGACATTCCCGAGGCAGGATTCCGATATCAGGTTCGCGCTTCAAGTTCTCGATTTCGACGGGATCGCTGCGGCTGGCGAAGGACTGAAGTCGCTCAACAATGAGAATATCGAGGAAGTCGCAAAAAACTGAGCCAGCGGCCTGCATTCAAATTGCGGGTCGCTGCGTGTGGAGGCCGGATGCCGTTCGATACTGCTTTTGCGGCCGATGATGACTTCGTGCTGGCCTGGATCATCGCCAACGTGGAGAACAACGGCGGCGAATTCGACTGGGCCACGATGTCATGGATTGAGCGATCACGATGATGACGATCTCGGAATTCGCGGCGATATTGGAGCGGTCGATTGCGGAGATGCGGCCCGCCCTTGCGGTCGGGCTTGATCGCGTCGGTTCGCTAGCTGAAACCCTGGCGGTATCCTACATCGGCGAGGAAATGCCGTCCTGGCCGCCGCTTGCGGAGTCCACCATCAGAGATAAAGAGCGCAAGGGATATCGAGTCCCAGCGCCACTTCTCCGCACCGGCCAGATGCGGGACTCGATCCAACGAGAGGTTGATCCGATTGATCTCTCAGTTGTGGTCGGATCTGCGGAGAAAATCGCGCTGTATCAAGAAATGGGGACATCACGGATCCCGCCGCGGCCGTTCCTTAGCTTGGGCCTGCAAAATGCGTTGCCGTTCGCCCGTGACGTCTTCGGCGATCTCGCCGTGCTTCTCCTGAGAGGGATCAAGCCATGATCATACCTTTTGAGGTCGGAGCAGTCTTCCGGATCATTGATGAGGCCTCGCCGGCGCTGCGGCGCATGCTGGCCCTGATCACCGAGTTGAACGCCACCATCAACAAGGCCAAAGCCAATCTCGCCGGTATCGGCAAGCTGCCGGGCATGTCCGCCGCGATTGGCGAGGCCAACGAGTTGGGTGCCGCATGGGGACGTGTCGCCGAGCAAGCCGCGGTGGCGTCGCGCTCTATGGCCGCGGCAGCGACGTCTGCGGCCCGTTCGGCGGCGCCGGTTGGTTTCGGTGGCGGCGGTGGTCGTCATCGTCCCGGCTGGCTCAGCGGCGCCGGTGCGGCCGCCAGCCGGCTTGCTATCGGCGGCGCCGGACTACTCGGTATCGGCGTCTATGAGGAGGCCCGGATCGAAGACGCAGTGTTTCAATTGATTTTTCACGCCGGACAGGAAAGCACCCCGGACAACCGCCGACGATTCCGCGATATCATCCAAAATGCCCGAGCTGAGTCCGGCTTTGGCCTGGATGAGATCATAGAGGCCGCGAAAACCGAGATCCGGATGTTCAAGGGCACGCCCGGAGGAGGGATCGATGTCCTGCCGGAGATGCTACGTGCGGCGACCATAGAGGCCAGACTTAAGGGTAGCGGCGTAGACGAGTCGATGAAGTCGCTGGTCGGACTCGCCCACATGACAAAAACGTATGACCCAGACGCCATTAAGAAGCTCGCACCGGTGTTCTCCTTCCTTTCGACGGCCAATCCGCAAAGCCTATCCTCGATCGAACGCGCGGCGGGCTATGCCGTGCCAATTCTGCAGTCCGGACTCGAGATCGATCCGGTGCAGAGCTTGCTTATGGGCACAGCCCTGACTCGAGCCGGTGCGACCTCGACAAAGAGCGGCACTTGGCTGCGTGAACTGGCACTACGCGCCATGCCGGGCACATCGCTGGTTTCTAAAACGGCGTTTGAGAAGCACGAAACCGCCCTCAAGGCGCTTGGGCTGGTCGATGATCGCGGAAGGCCGACATGGTTTACTGATGGCAAGCCGGATCTATTCAAGCTGACCGAAATTGCCGGCGCCAATGCCGGCAAAATCCCGCTGACAGAACGTGCCGGAATCGAGCGGCAGTTGTTCGGTGCACAAGGTTCAGGCGCCTTTGCGTTGCTGACCGACCCCGCCGTACGACAGCAGGTGCAGTCCCTTCGTGGCGAGATGGATAGTCCCGAATTCCGGAATCGGTATGCCAGCTTCATGAGCGACTACGCGAAGCAGTCCCCGGTGCAGCAGTTCCGTACCACACTCGCCGATTTCCAAAACGTCCTGATGGATATCGGCACCACTGTGCTGCCGAGCGTCACCGGCGCGTTGCGCGACTTCAAGAGTGCGCTGGATAGCATCCGATCGATACTGCCGGGTCCTAGCGATGGGCGCAGCGGTGATAAGTGGTCAGTTGGCACCACAGCGATCGAGGGCGCTGCGGCTGGCGCAGTGGTCGGTAGTTTCTTTCCCGGTGTCGGTACCGTTGGCGGTGCGGCGCTTGGCGGCGTCACCGGCGCCGCTATGGCGGCGATCCATAATTTCGGTGTTAGTGCGGCCGGAGCCGGTACGCAATCCAGCGGCGCCGCCGAGAACGTCAATAAGCTGACCGGCGCGATTACCGGACTAGGCGCCGCAGCGGCCGGCGCCGGTGGAGTCTTTCCAGGGGGCACATCTCGAGCTCCGGAGGCAAAGAGAATGCGCTTCCTTCAGGGCCCCCCTCAGAAGGATAAACCGATTCAGATCTCTATGGCCCTCGACATCGATGGCCGGACTCTGGCGCAGGCGATCAGCGACCAAATCGATAATTTGTACGGATTCCCGACCGGGGCACCGGCTGCAGACGGTTCTAGTCGCTACTTCGCCGGCGATCATAACTTCGTGGATACCTGACCATGCCGAATGACGTCCTGACGCTCGGCGGGATTGTCTTCGACGACTACTCCACGCCGGTCTTCATGATGGGCGGCGGCAGATGGCGCGCATAATCGGCGAGATCACTGTTGACGGTTTCAAGATCGGTATCATCCGCCTGGATGATGGTCCCGGCGTTGCTTCGCCGTTTCCTGATCCTGATCTCCACGAGCCGATGTCGAGATATGGTAGCGGCTTTCGACGACAGCCGCAGTCCGCTCCGGGTGGTCATCATCATGAGCATGCACCACCGCCGCATGCCGGTCATCACGGGCGCCGCCAGCGGTTCGGTGGCGAGGGCGATACTGATCCGCCGCCGAGCACCGCGCCGGATTCGGTGCATTCCGAAAGTGATCGCGTCTACGGCGAACTAGCTGCCGCTCGTGATCGGGCGCGCCAAGAGCTAGACGAGAAACCAGAGCTCAAAGAGCGCGGCATCGAGATCATGTCCGGCGAAAATATCGACCCCACGGCCAACACGGCTTTGTGGGAGAGCGTAATCAATCGCGCAGCCGTCCGCGGGACATCACTAGAACAAGAGCTCCGGCGCTATGGGGCCGGCGGCTATTATGCCGGCTATCGTGCGCATCCGTCAGCACATGAGCGCGCGGTCAATGAGCACAGCATTGCGCGCGCGTTGAATTACAGCAACGTCAGCAGCTTTGCTACCGACAACAGCTCAAATCAGCCCGGCAACCATCTGGCAGACAGAGACGTCAGCTCCGGACGTTTCGAGGCACGCGCTGCCTACAACGGTGAGCATTTCTTCCGACCGCTCGGGCAATCGCAGCGGTGGAGGCTTGAATGGGAAAGGCTCCAGCATCAAAGTGAGACGATACGCGCGATGGAGGCCCACAAAGCGGAGGCCGAGCAACTGGCAAGTGGCGAGACTGCGCCTTAAGGTCGGCTCTAGCCGCAGGAAGGTCGAGCGCCGGCTCAAGGGGTGAGCCGGCCGGCGGCAGCACTGAGGGGGCCTATGCCAGCAGAACCCTCGTGATGTCCTGACCCGTCTCGATGTCCAGGACCATGAACGCGAGCCCGCGCTCCCTCCACTCCTGGAGATCGACCAAGGTCACATAGCGCGCAGCCTCCGTGTCATAGAGACGGCTGCGCGCATATCGTTTGACGAGCTTCGGCATGGCCAAAATTATAATCAGGACGTTGCCGGATTCAACTTAGGACATTGGGGCCGGCGCGCACGATCGCGCGAGTTCTAGAGGGTTTGGGGTGCCCTATCTCCTTTAGCGATCTTATTCGCTCACACGAGGCAGGCCACTTGGGCTTTTCGGGCAACTGATCATAGCGCAAGCAGATGGAAGAACGCCTCGGCCCGAGTGGAACCGGACCGAGGTCGCCACTTCCAGCCGGCCTCGGGGCAAGACCGGCATGCAATCCAATGCTTGAGCGGCCCTGCCTGTTCCGCCGTCACACTAGGAACGAAAGCCACCTGCGCGAATTGGGGGCTCAAGCACTGCGCGATTCCTGGCTATCGTTATTGAGAACGCCGGTTGCGCTCTCGGCGAGATCAAAGATGGGACAGCACCATGCCGTGGCGGCGTCGGTTCAAACAAGTCCGCTCTCTCCAAGAACGCCTCGCCGACGAGGCCCGGCAACTGCTCGAGGAGGCCAGGCTGCTGCCGCCCGGCGCCGCACGCGAGAAGGTCCTGAAGAAGGCCCGGCAGGCCGAGACGGCCTCCCGCATCGACGAGTGGCTGAGCTCGCCCGGCCTAAGGCCGCCCAAGTAGAGGCGCACTTTTCAGGCGGACATAGCTTCCGCTCTCGATGCCGGCGGCGATCTCATCACAAGCGCGCGATTGGCGTACCATTGTGGTACCGCTGTTTCTCGGCGAATTCCCACTAGCAGCAGGCCGCCACTCATCCTAACGAAGGAATTCGTAACCAGATTGGTACGATCACGATTTGCTCCGCGCTTAAACGCGCGTCATCGTCGGCCGCTTTCAACCAATGGAGCCACGCACGCCATGATAAAAGCAGCGACCATGAATCCGGATGACACGCTACTCGCCTTGATCGAGCGTTATGATGCGGTCGTCATGCGGTGGAATCGTTTGTCAGACGACGACGCCAAAACAAAAACACTGTCGGTCGAAACCACCGACCTCGAGCTTCGGATTCTCACAACCCCGGCCTTCACACGCGAAGGTCTGGCTGGCAAACGTCGAGTGGCCGCGGCGGCCGATATTGAGGATGATTCCGGATTGCTTAGCGCGATCTTCTTGCTCGACGCAGAGAGAGTTTCGCCCTGAGGAGTTCGGGCCCGTTCATGCGCCATCTCGCCAACTGATGGCCCCGGCAAGGTTGAAGAAAAGGCCCCGCCAAAGCGGGGCCTTTTCACAGTCGAGAGAGAAATCCTACGTGGCGATGCGCCATCACATCCCGTAGGGGCGGACTTCAAATTCTTCAACAAAATCAATCGGAGAGATTTGCCAAATTGGTACACTAAGCAATTGATTTATCTAGGTTTTCTCTTGCTATCTCTGCGAACATGATCGATATCTACGGATATCTGTAGCAAGGAGATAGGCATGCCAGAAATCGTCAAGACTATGGTCAGCATTCCGGCCGATATCCGCTCCTGGGTCGAAACCGAAGCGGCCAAAGAAGATCGGACACTTTCCAGCACAATTACCAGAACTCTACGTGCCGAGATGAAGCGTAGCGCCGCGCGCGAACGGCGAAAGCCTGGCCGTGCGGACGAGTAGAAGAGCCCGCTCGCTGATCTCATGTCCCGCGGCCGCCAACACTTCCGTCAGTCCGATGTCTTTAAGGCCATCAAGGCCGCGGTACGGGCCGGCCTGCCGGTTGCGCGGGTTGAGTTGTCATCGGATGGCCGCATTATCGTCATTGCCGGCAAGCCGGAACAGGAACAGAATTCCGGCACGGAAGTGAACGAATGGGATTCCGTCAAATGAAGCGGCAGAAACTACCTAAGCATGTGCAGGCCTACACCACCCCATGGGGAAAGCAGGTCTACTACCTGCGGAAACCTGGGCGACGCAAGATCAGGCTTCAGGTTGCGGACGATATCCTGCCGTGGTCGCCGGCATTCATGGCCGCGCTCGAATCCGCCACCGAGAAGCAGGCGGCAGACCAGCAGATCGTTAATCGGCCGCCCGTCGCCGGTAGCATCAACGCCGCGCTCGTCGCCTATTACGACAGTGCAGCCTTTATGGCGTTGGGTAAGACCACTCGCCAGAACAGACGCGCTATTCTCGAGCGCCTGATCCGCACAGAGCACGGCGACAAGCGCGCTCATATGATGCACGCCACGGCTGTGCAAAAAATCGCGTCGAAGCTTACGCCAGTGGCGCAACGCAATTTCAGAAAGGCAATGCGTCACTTCGTTAACTACTGCATAAGCCTGGGCCTGATGACGACAGATCCTTTGGCTACGCTGACGTTGACAGACAAGCCCAAGTCTAATGGCTTCCATGCCTGGACCGATGATGAGATCGAGCAATATCGCAAGCGTCATCCGGCGGGCACCAAGGCGCGGCTTGCGCTGGAAGTGATCTTGCAGACCGGTCATGCCCGCAGCGATGTCATCCGGATGGGGAATCAGTACATCAGGAGCGGAAGGCTTTCGATGTCGCGCCAGAAGACCGGAACCGAGTTCTCGATCCAACTTCTCCCCGAGCTCGTCGACGAACTAGCGCTCCATCGTCGCGACGGCGCCGTTGCGTCTATGGCGTGGCTGACTACCGAGCGCGGGACTCCATTCGGCTCGGCTGCATCATTCGGTAATTGGTTTGCTGATCGCTGCAAGGAAGCTCGAGTACCTGGGCGCGCGCATGGACTTCGCAAGGCCAGCGCGATTCGGCACGCTCTACACGGCGCCACGGCGCATGAGTTGATGGCGTGGCATGGCTGGAAGACCATCCAGGAGGCACAGGAGTACGTCGAGCAGGCCAATAAAATGCAGCTGGCGGACAACGCCGCGGCCAAGCTCATTTCGGGAACAAAAATTGTCTCAGCGGTCGATCCACTGAGCCAAATCGGCGAAAAAAGTCAGTGA